CCATGAAGTTTTTTTGGTTTGAAAGATCTGACACGTTTGAACTTAAAAACTTGTCTGAAGATTTAGAAAAAAATGGATTTGATGGGGTTTTATTAATATACTCCTTCTATAGTGACGATCATTTTGTAAAAATTGCCAACAGCATAGACGTTAATAAAAAAATAAAATATATAGTTGCAATTAGACCATATGCCATATCACCTCAATATCTGTGCATGATCAATAATTCATTTAAAAAAATATCAAAAAACAGAATAATAATAAACATAGTTACTGGTTGGATATATGATCAAGATAAAACTGTTGGAGGGATACAAGGAGTAGTCAACGATCTTTCTTCTAACATAGAAAGATCAAACTATTTAATAGATTATGTCAAAAACTTAAATAGTGTTAGTGGTGGACCACCAGAATTTTATGTATCCGTAACTAACGAGACTGTGTTTAATAGTGTTAGTAAAAATAATGTTATAGTCCCATACTCTTTATACAAACAAAATAGGTTTAATCTTGACAAAAACAAAACAATGATATCTATATTCCCTATAATAAGAGAAACAGAAGAAGAACTGTTTGATTTAAAAAAGGTAAAAAGGCAGCAAGATGTTGAATACTTTACTAAAAAAGAATTTGAAAAATTTTTGCATGATTTGGAGTCAGACGGTATATTTAATATATTGTTAGGAAACGATCATGACGAAGAATCCAAAAAAAATATAATAAGTTTTGTTAGTAGTATAACTAACAAATAAACAAACATCCTATAGGAGGAAAAATGAACACAACACAACTAAAGGCAATGCTTGCATCTTACGGACGATCAGTCCTTGGTGCTGCAATTGCACTATACGCTTCAGGCGTAACAGATCCAAAGACACTTGCTTACTCATTGCTAGGAGCCATCGTGCCCGTTGCAATCAGAGCATTTAACCCTAACGACAAGGCATTCGGCATGTTGCCAGATGTCAATGAAGTTGAGGTAGCACTCAAGACTGCCAAGGTAGTTAAGAGACCAGCAGCAAAGAAGGCTCCTGCAAAGAAGTCTGCAGCAAAGAAGTAATATATTAGATTAGCAGGCCAGGGTATTTGACTGGCCTGTTTTTCTATGCTATAATATTTATACCTGCCCATTAGGGGGGTATATTAACTTATTCGCTTGAAAGGGGAATAATATGATGAAAGATCCATGGGCCATTTTCAATGACCCTTTTTTTATTGGGTTTAATAGAAACCTAACACAGTTAAACAATGTATATAAAACAAACAATCAATCCTATCCTCCGTATGATCTTCTTAAACTAGATGAAGACACATATCAGATCTCGCTGGCTATTGCTGGTTTTTCAAAGGAAGATATTGATGTATCCGTAGATAATGGAACACTAATTATTAAGGGTGAGATTGTAGAAGTAACAGATGCAGAGGTAGTTCATAAAGGCATCGCAGGAAGAAAGTTCGTAAGATCTTTTGCACTGGGAGAATATATGGAAGTCACGTCTGCAGAACTTAAGGATGGCATGCTGCATGTTCATGTAGTTCGCATTGTTCCTGAAGAAAAGAAGCCTAAATCTATTAAAATTAAGTAGTATAATAGATAACATTCCGATATAAGACTTTAAAAGGTTTTACAACGGATGCTCCTATGAGTGGAGAGTTAGCAGGAGTCGAACCTTCGTGGCTAATAGACCTGAGCAGTCGTCTATAAACTGCTTATTTTTGTACATGCAAAAAGTGTTATTGCATATCGTGTCCCGTTATAAATATCTTTGACACCATGAGCATACTCTTCAGTCCCTGGATGAATTACCATATCGCCAGACTTTGGCTTGTACTGTAAGTTTAGTTTTGGGTAATAGATCTCTCCACCATCGTAGTTATCATTTAGATATAAGACCAATCCATAATGAATTTTTGTTTCTATAACTTCAGGGCTGTCGTCAAAATGAACTGGCATACCCTTACCATCAGACCTTATTAAAGCATCAATGCTTGTTAAAAAAAGATTTTCTTTCGATATTTCTAACATTAACTCTTCTGCTCTTTGCATAAAATTGTTTTTATTTTTTAAATATTCTAATGCTGCAAGCCTTTTTGTATTTTCACTAAATAATTCTTCTATATTATTTTCTGATGGAAGTTGGATTAATTTATCATTAAAATACTCAGAAGAGATAAAATTTTTATAATTTACCTTATTGTTTAAATCAATACATTTAAAGATTGAATTAATTTCATTTTCAGAAAGGAAATTATTTTTTTATCTAGTCCACCAAGAAATACTGTATCTATTTGTCTTTCTTACCTCATGAACTCCATGCTCATATTCTTTATTTCCAGGATGCATGACTAGAGACAAAGCCTTTGGCTTTATAGATAAATCCTTTTGAGGATAAAAAATTTCTCCACCCTCATAGTCCTCATTTATATAAACAACAAAACCATGTGTAATAATTTTTTCTAATGGATTGTACTGCGGATGATTAGGACTAATCTCATCAGTATGAACCCCAAGACCAGGACCAATTCTTCTAGACACTGAGTTTATTGGCAGATAATTAAACTCAGAAATGCCATACTCACTAGAAAATATAGGTTTTGATCTTTCCTGAAGCATAGACATAAAATCATTGTATTCTTGATATTTTTCTTTAAGATTGTTTCTACCAATTCTTAATTGATTGCCATACCATTCCTTTAGCCCAGAGCCATCGTTAGACCCATCCCACAACTTTGGGTCTCTAGTTGCTAGTTCAAGTACAAAATCAGCCTCAGCCTGACTTAAAAAGTCTTCTACAACTACTATTTCGTTATCAAATGGTCTAATTATATGCATACGACCATTATACACCATATAACTCTGTGCTATAATTGTTATATGATTAAAGAAGGCGACTTCGTTATGGGCTCAACATCTGAGGGTGTTGTACATGGTGTTGTAGAACACATTATGAATGAGGGTGGAATACTTGGTACACCTGGATCAGAATATGCTTTGGTTTCAATGCCACCAGAAAATCCAGCAATGTCTGTTAGAATTTACAAAGAAGAAGACGGTACATGGAAGCCAACAGCATATAGTATTGGTATGATGTACAAGGATGCTGAAAAAGCAGATATGGATAATCACACAATGGATTCAGAAATAGCAATGGCAATGTATGACTCACAGATGGGCAAAGCAGAAAAACCCAACTACGCAGAAATAATTGATGAGCGTGAAGGTGGTAGCGATCCTGCAGATAAAGAGTTGTATGCAAGAGTTATTGCAGCAGCAAAAGCAAAGTTTGATGTTTATCCTTCAGCAGTCGCAAACGCATGGGTAGCACAAGAATATAAAAAGCGTGGCGGAACATACAAGTCTTATCATGAAGACGAAGAAGATAAACTTAAGAAAGAATATGAGGGCTGTGGCTGTCCAATGTGCAAAGAACTAAATGTAACTTGTGCAGAATGCCCAATGTGTCAGGCTGGAGAAATGAAATCAGATTGCTGTGGCAATGTAAGCAAGCAAGCACCTTGTTGGGATGGTTATGTGCAAAGAGGTATGAAGCCAGGAGCAAATGGTAAGCCAGTTCCTAACTGTGTTCCTGCTGCAAAAGCAGATGATTTGTTTGAAGATGATGACACAGTTGAATATGATACAGATTCAGTATCAAAGGCTGAAGGATACTCACCACCAGCAGGAGCAAGATCTGCTGCTCGTAGAGCAATTAAATTTAAAGAAGATGGAAAAGCAAATGGTGCTGGAACATCTGTAGGTTGGACTCGTGCAGGGCAGTTAGCAAGAGGAGAATCAATCTCTCTTAGTACTGTCAAGAGAATGTACTCATACTTCTCACGACACGAAGTAGACAAGAAGGGTAAGGACTGGGGCAACTCAGCAAACCCATCTAACGGATACATCATGTGGCTTGCATGGGGTGGAGACGCAGGATACTCATGGTCAAGAGGAATTGCTAACCGTGAAAGAGATAAAGGTTTGTTTGCTGATTTTGGAAAAGATTACACAAAGGTTCAAAGAGAAAGACACACACTCTAATGCCAAAGAAAAAAGCAGCAGCATTTAACCCTATTCAGATTAAAGATGGTTGGATTGTAAGACTATACAAAGATGGTCGTATTAAGTCTAAGATTGCACCATACGAAGTCAAGCATCCTAAAAAATAATATTGGGTAGTTTTAAGTCATACCCAGGACTATTTATTACTTGCGCTTAGTAAAACTAAACATCTTTTCTTTTGCATTACTTGCTGCCTGCTTGAATCCATAAGCATAAGATCCAATCATCAATCCAACAATTGCTGTTGAATGTGCTAAATAAAACATTGCACTTCTCATTTACTTTTTCTCCTTAATAAATAGATCAGCATTCATTACCTTTGTCCATGCTGAAACAAAATCATGAACAAACTTTTCCTTGGCATCATCTGATGCATATACTTCTGCAATTGCTCTAAGTTCTGAGTTAGAAGCAAGGATAAGATCTACACGAGGTACATCTCCTGCTTCGTTAGCATTGGTGTACGATAATAGTTTAACTAAATAACTATTGTCTAACTTGTTGTCAGTTAACATTCTCATTCCAGATAAAAGAACAACCATGTCCACTGTTGTTAATCCAAGAAGGTTAGACTTTTCTACCAACAAGACCTCTGCAGGTGCAGTAATACTTGGATGAATGTAGTTACGGAATGCATCAAACTTTGGCTCAAGTACTGCAAATGAATCAACATCTGTCTGCTCCTGAGTTGCATCGCCACGACTGAACTTAGCGCCAATTACTATACCAATACCACTATTTGCTGCAGCAACCTGAACTCCAACTAATCCAGCAAACACTATAAGGTCTGCAAGAGATACATCGAAGTCATTCTTTATTTCATTAAGAACAGAAACAACTCTGTTGATTGCCTCATGATCATTTACTTCCCATGTGTTCTGAGGAGCAAGTACAACACGAGCACCATTAGCACCACCACGCTTATCTGTTTTGCGGAATGTTGATGCAGAAGACCAAGCAGTTGTTACTAGATCAGAAGAAGATAAGCCAGATGAAATAATTCTTTCCTTAATTGCATCTACATCTTCTTGTGTTAAACTATCTCTGGTTACATTGCCAACTGGATCTTGCCAAATTAATACTTCAGACGGAACTTCCTTACCAAGATATCTTGCGATAGGACCCATATCTCTGTGTGTTAACTTAAACCATGCACGAGCAAAGGCATCTGAGAAGTAATCAAAGTCTTCAAGGAATCTTCGAGAGATCTTCTCATACTCTGGATCAAACCTTAATGCAAGGTCTGCTGTTGTCATAACTGGAGCATGGAACTTGCCCTCAACATGTGCATCTGGAACTAAATTAGCAGCAGACTCATCTGTTGGAATCCATTGTGTTGCACCAGCAGGAGACTTTGTTTGTGTCCAATCATACTTAAATAATAACTTAAGGTATGAGTTGTCCCACTTAGTAGGAGTTGCAGTCCATGCACCTTCAATACCACTTGTAATTGTGTCTTCTGCATTACCCTTGCCAAATGAGTTCTTCCATCCAAGACCAAGGTCTTCAATAGTTGCTCCTTCTGGTGATGGACCAACATGTGAAGGATCTCCAGCACCATGTGCCTTACCAAATGCGTGTCCACCAGCAATAAGTGCAACAGTCTCTTCATCATTCATCGCCATACGAGCAAAAGTTTCACGAATATCTCGTGCAGAAAGTAGAGGATCTGGATTTCCATCTGGGCCTTCAGGGTTAACATAAATTAAACCCATCTGTACTGCAGCAAGTGGCTGCTCTAATTCACGATCACCTGTGTATCGTTCATTGGCAAGCCATTCCTTTTCTGCACCCCAGTACGTATCGTCTGACTCCCAAACATCTGCACGACCTCCACCAAAGCCAAATGTCTTAAAGCCCATGTTCTCAAGAGAAACATTGCCTGCAAGAATCATAAGGTCTGCCCATGAAATCCTCTTTCCATACTTCTGCTTGATAGGCCAAAGAAGTCTACGAGCCTTATCTAAGTTACCATTGTCTGGCCAAGAGTTTTGTGGAGCAAATCTGTGAAGACCTTCTCCAGCACCACCACGCCCATCAGTTGTTCTGTATGTTCCTGCAGAGTGCCAAGCCATGCGGATAAAGAACGGACCATAGTTACCGTAATCTGCAGGCCACCAATCTTGCGAGGTAGTTAAAAGTGCATTGATATCATACTTAATGGCATCAATATCTAAAGCATTAAACTCTTTAGCATAGTCAAAATCATCTCCCATAGGATCAGACTTTTCTGAATGCTTTCTTAATGATGATAGATCTAATTGATTAGGCCACCAGTCTTCATTTGTTGCAGCCTCTGTTGTGTATGTCTTGCCAGTATATGGACAAGTTACTTCGCTCATTAGTTTCTCTTTCTTTTGTGTTTATTATAAATTAAGGACAGTATAGTGTTGCAACACGATACGCAAATGTTTCCCGACATAAGCACAGCGACCATACTGTCACATCTTAATTATATCATGCACCCCTGGCAAGAATCGAACTTGCGACGCATGGCTTAGAAGTCCATCGTTCTGTCCACTGAACTACAGAGGTAAAGTATCTCCAACGGGATTCGAACCCGTGTTGCCACCGTGAAAGGGTAGAGTCCTAGGCCACTAGACGATGGAGACTTGGAGCGAGTGACCAGAATCGAACTGGCACAATCAACTTGGAAGGATGATGCACTACCATTATGCAACACTCGCTTTGTACACCAGGTAGGACTTGAACCTACGATAGCCGAATTATGAGTTCGGTGCCTTAACCAACTTGGCTACTGGTGCCTAGCCGATTTACAGATTAAAGAAAAGAAATAGGACAAGAGCACCAACACAAACAAGAAGAAACTTAACCTTCTTAGTCTTTGGCCATTCGTCTGGCACTCTTACTTCATTCATATTTCCTCCAAGTAGTTATTTAATTAGTAATCCAAAAAATGTTCCAAGCAAAAAACATAAAATTCCAACTGTCCAATGGTAGTATGTCTTCATATGCTCTTTAATAATTGCATGCTTTATTTCATCTGGGATTTTTTTTAGTTTATCGTAATCTATCATGTTATAAGTATATCAAAAAGACTTTTGTTTGTCAATCTTCGTCTTTGTTATTTAATATAGAACTATCTTGTGTTTCATTTAAATTTTCTTTTATTGCCTTATCCTTGTGACTACCATCACAATATGGATATATCTTTGATCTACCACATATACACTGTTTCATTAAATAGATATCCTTATCTTATTAAACTATTTATATTTTATTTTTATAAAAATCTTTTATTTTAATAAAACCAGCAAGAACATATCTTATTGGCCCATCACCCACAGTTCTTACTCCATGGTGATACTCTGAAGATCCTGGAAAAATAAGAAGGGATCCTGAAGGTGGCTTTATTTGAAAGTTTAATTTTTCAAAAAAAATCTCACCGTCAACATAGTCATCATTTAAGTAAATTATACTAGCAAACTGAATTGAAGGGTCTGTATCCTGATCAACGTGAGAATATAATTGAACCCCAGAATACATTCTTTGAACTACATCACATCCATCAACAGAAAGTTTTTCTTTTGATAAACGTAAAAAAGAATCTATTTTAAAATATATCATATCAACAATAGGGTTTCCTCTAATGTTTAAATTTTTGTCATGCCAGTTTGAAGTAATTTCTAATTTATTTTCTTCTACTAATTTTTCTATATCATCGCTATTAAATTTTTGTAGAGCAAATCCTTTTAAATTTTCTATGTAATGTTTTGACCAATCTTCGTTGCTTGTTTTATCAACAATATTTAAAATATATTTTATATCATCTTTAGATATAAAATCTTCAACTAATAAAATATTTTTTGCAACTTCTCTAAATTTAAATCCAGCATTTGCCAATTCTTTTGATAAGTTTTCCAATTTTACACTCCTTTAATTTAAGAATAAATTCTTGAGACAGACCCTTGAACTATTTCTTCTCTAATCCTTTTTTGTTGTTGCTCAAATTTTGATAGGTATGGCTTATCCTGTATTCTTTTTTTATTCTTAACTGATCTTTTAATCTTGTTTTTAGATACTTTATTATTAGATTTTTTCAATTAGATCACTGGCCTTCTGCTACTTTGTCACAAGGACAAATGATTGATTCTGGCAGTTCGTGAACCTTTGTTACAATCGTAATCATAGTCTCACACTCAACACACTTATAAATCTTCTTAACTCGTTTGCTCATAAACTAATCATACCATACTGAAATGTGTGTATCAAGATTTGTTTCCATCCCATGTTCCAATTTTTGTTGTAAAGATTCCATGGTCTTCCCACAACCTAATTACATTTGGGTTATCATCAACAGCATGAACAACATCCCATAGTTTGTTTATTTTATCAAGCATATCTTTCTTTGCTTCATAGTCTGGTCTGTTGTCATCGTCTGCCCTCATAAATAATGCATGAGATCTAATGTTATTCTTTGCAAGCCACATAGAGGTTAGCCCACGATATTTTTCTTTACGGGAAGTAACAATAAGTATTGAGTGGCAATCAGAAACAGCATTATTTAACATTTCAACAACTTTTACATTTGGCAGGGCATCTATAGAAGCCTCATGAAAAGCATCGTAATCCCTATTAGAGCCACGAACATGTTTCAGATATGGGTCTACGTTGGCCAATGTTCCATCTACATCGTAGATGTGTGCTGTTGGCTTAATCTTGATTAACCCTGTATGTCATAATAAAATAACATGCTACATATCCTATAATAAATGCTGGAATTATAAAAAATGCACTAATCATTTAAAGTCCTCCTGTCTTTTAAACATGCTCGTCATATAGTTATGTTCTCCCCTTGCAACTTTTGCTGCAAGAATACGCATTCCAAGGGCATTGGTAACAGAGTCCTCAATTGGCAAAGACTCAATAGCCCTTGCGATTTCTTCTCGTAATGTCATTTCATCTATGCTCATTCTTTATCCTTTTCCCAATATGCTATTCCATCTTCATCATAGTCATCCCAATTCTGACCTGACACATCTGTTCTAATTTGATCTAGCCAGGAACTGGTATCTAATAAATAATATGTACCCCACCGTTCATAAGGTTTGTTAAGATACTTCCACATTTTTGCGTGGTATTTATAACGAAATCCTAAATTACTATCTAAAGACTCATCTAAGTCAATAGCCTTAACAAGGTGATTACCAGCATATTCCCCACAGAAATTTCCTATCCATCGTAATGGAAGAATCTTAGTCTTTTGAATCTTTGTTGAATAGTTCATCTTTAGGTACCCACACTTTCTTTCCATCTTTCCATACAGGCCAATAACCTAGGATACGCCAGTCCATCTGGGCTATCTTAGGCTCTTTCATCGCTCTCCCATAAAACTAGACACTTAGTACATTGTATACCCAATTCACGCATATACCAAGTATGGCTACACTCTTTTGCCATATGCACACCAAATCCTGCTATCTGTCATGGTTTGATGAAGTTCCCAGAATAGTGGATCTTTCTTAGACATCTCACACTTTATGCATTGATCAGGCTTCACTCTTCTTGCCTCCAATGAAAATAAGACTTAATATAAACAATCGAGTAAGCAACAGCAGCAAACACGAATCCATATTGTTTGGTTGTTACTGCATAAAATATCCACATAGCCTCATTACAGGTAGCCCAAATCCATGCCCATATTTGTTTTCTTCCAACAAAATAAATTGCTGCCACTCCACTAACGGCAAGCACCCAAGAAGCATAGTTATTCATCCATTGTTCCATATATTCAGTATACCTTAAAGTCAGGGTTTAGTCAACTGGCTTTTGTTTCCACTTGGTCTTTACCCAAGTGCCTATTTTATTAGTGTTAACTTTTCCTCTTAACACTTCTGCAAAATCAGTGCTTATATCAGATCCAAGATACTCTTCACCTGTTTCTAAGTCTGTTAGTTTCCATTTTCCAGGGGCTTTTGTATGAATAACTAAATCAACGGGCTTGTCAAAAGAATCAACGGATGAACCATCTCTAAGTATTCTTATATTCATTTACGATACAAGGGCCATAGATAGATGGGTTAAACAAACATCTGCAACTATGTAGTCGGAGTGATCTACAACAACATCGTAATGTGTTGCATCCTCTTTGCAGAAAAAGCACTTAGATTTATTCATATATTTATTATATCATATGGTGTGTTATATCAAGTATAATATACTCATGACCCTACTATATATACTTTACAGCCCTACACATAAGGCTATTAAGATAGGTATATCTGATGTGTCAGGTAGAAGGTTTGCAAAGCATAGAAATAAAGGTTGGATATTAATTAAGTATTGGTCATTTTCCGAACGGGATCGGGCAAGAGCCATAGAAACTATAGTGCTAAATACACTAAGACAAAAACATGGACACTTCTTGGATAAGTCTGATATGCCACAGGGAGGCTATACAGAGACATTTGATGCATCTAAGATAACTCGTAAAGGATTAATACGTATGGTCAATAAGGCATCAAAAGATTTATTATAGTCTTATACAGCATTACATTTTGGACATTGGTTTGTAGGGTTTGGGGTACCGTAAGAAATTTTATACATACCACCACAGTTAAAACATAGAATATTTATCATGCATCAAGTATATCAGGCTTCAGGTGAGGGAGTCGGACCCACGTCGTCGGTTTCGGAAACCGCAGTACTGCCGTTATACGAACCTGAACTGCTTTAATCAGTATAGCACTAATTGGCAGAACATGTCAAGCAAACGAATGGCTCATCATTAGCCTTAATGTATAGTTGATTACATTGGCTACAGGCTACCCTATAAGAATCAATCTTCTTAGCGTATAGGCTCCAAGAGGACTCGAACTTATCCATAGTTAAATGCAGGCCATGCAGTAGTAGGGAGCCCGTAAAAGATCTTTATGAGTGTATATGGTTTGAGCACACTTATGACATTTAGCGTGAACCATATCAGGATCTGAAGCAGGCATTGAGAGTTTAAGGCTTCTCGTGTAGTAATATTTCGTGGCATACCAAGTAATTAGTATTAGAGTTATTGTTAGCATCATACTATTATATCAGATCCATTACTCAAAGTCAACCTGGGACTCAAAGATATTCACAGGCTGCTTATCATCATCCATAGCACCACAGTTAGAGCAGGTTACTTGGCCATCAAGGTCTAGTTTATAGTCACATCCATATTTAGTACACATTGCATCGCTCATTAGTTAAAACTATCTCCACAAGCGCATGAGCCTTGTGCATTAGGGTTATCTATCGTAAAGCCTTGCTTCTCTATGGTGTCAACAAAATCTAAACTTGAACCTTGCAGGTATGGATCTGACAATCTATCTAATCTAAGATCAAAGCCTTCAAACTTATATATCACATCGCCTTCTTTCTCTTCATAGTCAAAGTAGGTTTGGTATCTAAGTCCAGAGCATCCTCCAGGGGACACGGATATACGCAGGAACTGTGGTCGCCCAGGTGTTGATATCTGAGACTCTATAATTAGTTCGGCAACTTTTTTGGTTGCCTTATCGCTTAGTATCATATATCAATTATACCATTCGGCGAAAAAATTGTCAAGTCTTTAAAGTTCGGCGCAAAATAGAGGTAACAAACCTTCCTATGCCCTACACGGGCACTAGTGGTTAGTATCCCCCCATACACTCATTTCTTGTATGATAGAGGCGAATCTTAGTCAATATTTTGCGGGACGGACCAGACATATCATCCTTACAGGTAAGGCACCTATAAGACCATTGCCCAGTAAAGAATTCATATATATAGCCCTTAGCATTGACATATTTCTTGGCTACAAAGGTTTGGAAAGGATCAGGAATTTCCATGTTGATCATATGTTTGCCCACTTTCTTAAGTTACATAGCCCGTGTGCTGGTCTGACGTTCTGCAAGGTATCTGAGCCACCCTTTGCAATAGGAACAACATGATCGATATGCAAACCTTGCTCCCAGCCCTTGACCCCACATTTTCGGGGAGCCAGAAGATCAATGCCTAATCCACATAAGTAACATATATCCCCATAGGTAGAGATAACCTGGGATTCTTTATAGTGGTTCGTAATACTTGCCCTACGTCGCCGATTCTTAGATCTTTCTCGCTCTCTTACCAGATCAAGGTTTGAAGCACGATACTTAGCAGTTACAGAACGGCGATTTTTATTGGCATATCGTAATCTATTGTACAGACTGGATGCAGCCAAACACTCAACACATGGTTTAGTCTTATGGTTATGGTGTTTGCGATAACCAGCATAGGTTCCACAGTTAGGATACATCGTCTTTAAAGAAGTCTATACCCACATACCACTTAAAAAGATATAGGCCTATCTCCCATTGGTGTTTGACTGGATAGCCCCAGTTATGCAGATATATCCCAATAGAGTAGTTGGAGGTCATAGTGCCATAGTGTAGTTTCATATAGCCTCATAGTCAGGATGGTCTAATGGAGTAGGTGCAGTGATAAGGCACTTACACTCCATGCATTGGGCATCATCCAATAAATACCCTGCGATTTCATAGGTTTGTGGATCGAACTCTACAGTTAACCTTAATAGTATTGAGTCACAACAAGGACAAACAGGTGTAGGGATGCCTCTGATATCTAACATATATCCATCATATCATAGAGTTATCCACATGTCAAACATAGTTATCCACAATGTACTTATTGGTCAGTTAAGGTACATTTGAGTAGGAAATAGGGTTTGGAATGTACCTTTTGTAATAGTTATCCACAGGTTTATCCACAGATTGATCTTACTGATTATATATTTAGACATTCTAGAAGTGGAGTGAAGTGGAGGATAGTGGAGATTGGGGCGCTTTTAAAGAGGCGTTCGTAATGTCTTGCGGCAAAACCTTCAAACCACCAAACCTTCAAACCTTATATACCAAACCTTACAAACTATCCCGCAGCGCATGATACCATAGATATAATGGTTTGTCAAGTCCTTTCAAACCTTAAAACCCCATAAAAAAATCTCCCAAAACCAGGGAGAAATTGTCGATAATCGTAATGTTTTTTTAACAAACCTTTATAGTATTTAAAGAAACCAGGACATAATGGTTTGTTATTACCATAGGGTTAATTGTGTATACTTTAGATCCCCGCTTGCAGCGTCCTTAACAGGATAATGATTCATTTGTGGCGGGGGAGCAGAAGGAAAGAAAGCCTTAAGAGTTATAACACTATACAACATACCAGATATAGCACTCATTGCTTCATTAAACATTACAGAGTCAGAAGGAGAGTCATGGCGATGTGAGGTTTGTCTATTTAGTTGAGCAAAGTGATCTCTTGGCATAATATAATTATAACATGGTTTGACAAACCTGGTTTGATATGATATAAGGTTTGGGGAAATTAAGGTTTGGATCGTAATGTTCTGCTGGGGGAAAGTTTTGGAGGTTCGTAATGTCCTGGTTTGGGGATTTTTAGGTTTGGTTCGTAATAAGGTTTAAAGGTTTGAAAGAGTCACCGCCCCGTTCCAGCCCCGCAGGGGCCAGAACAGAAGGCTTAGTCTCCGTCTAACAAATCTGCAATGTCCTCAAACCCTGTATCCTCAACATCCAAACCTTCAATGAACAAATCAAATGTTTCGTTTATGTATTGCTCTAGTGTAGGTGTGTGATTGATGATACCCTCGGCAAATGCGAAAGCAAGTGGCAAACCTAAATCGTTGTACTCAAAGAAGTCTGACATTTCGTCATCTCCTTTGTACTGAATCCATAGTTGTCCTAGGATTAGTGCCTTGTTCTCAAAGGTTGTTGTAAGCATAGTTAGTACCTTCCTTAGTTTCTTTTGCTGACTCTGCGATTGTCTGTAATCTATTGTACACAACATTAGGCTGAGACTTTGCTAGGTATTCCCCGACTAATTCTAAATCAACTCTGAGGTCAGAAACCATGTTGCCTAACTTCATGGCTACCTTCTCCTCCTCTGTGACTCGTCTGCTTATACGCATAGTTCTCCCTTGTATCCATTGTATCAAAAAGTGGGGGAAAGAGCAAGCCCCACGCCTGCCCCTTCCACCCTATAATCTAGAGGACCCACTCCCTAGATCTGCGACAGGAAAACTGGTCGATAGGCTGCTACGAACAGGTCCCAATTGACTTGGATGTCTGAGCCCAGTTCATAGATAGTCTTAGTATTGAAGTCGATGATTACAGTGGTGTCCCAAAATTCATACTCATCGTTATTAATAGCATAGATACCAAACCCTGTCTCATCTAAGACTGAGTCTTGCGTAAGATAACTAATCATCATACGGGTACCATATGAGGCGTCTATCCACCGTGGCTTTGCATGCTCCAGGGCCATTGCGATATCACGCTGCCATTCGGTCTCACCCCAGTGACTGTACAGCACAACTGAAGGTTTAGTTAATGAGTCTTTAAATACATAGTTGATCCGTGCTCCCATTAGTTCTCTCCCTATCGTTTCGGTTCGTTGGTCCAGCCAGTGGCACCACCTAGTAGTGCTCCTAAAAACCACATAACAATAATTGCTCCAAAAATGATTTCCATTAGTTCTCTTCCTTCCAGGATACAATTGATAGTTGGCTTAAAATTTCATTGCATAGGGCTTCTTCATCTTCTGCCTCTGCTTCATATTTAAAATGCATGTAATCTCCAGTGGGTTCAAAGATTACATCTACTCTATATTCGTTCATTTAGTTTCCAATCCTACTAGGGTCATTTCTTCAATGGTAGCACAATTAGGGCATTTTTCCAAATCCTGCTCTTGGAAGGCATCTCTAATAAGATTATCAGGGTCTTCCAATTCTGAGTCACAGGCCTCACAGTAGTACCATGGGATACCAACTTGGACCTGAATGGTCGTGTCAGGTGGGCAGGGTACCTCAGTGACAAAGTATCCTATTCGATTAACAAAACCCCAGCCAGACCAGATATACATACCACCGTCGTCACCGTCACCAAGCATCCAGATACGGTCTTCAGGGACAGATTTAACAAACTCTACCTCTGAGCCATATGTCTCAAACATATGTCCGTCAAATGAGGAGGTGGTTTCAAGGTGATTCTTGATAGGCTTATAAGTGTTAAACCAATCCTCTTCAGTCATTTCGATAAAGCGTTCGTTAGTTGACATCTTTACCTACAGGCTCGTATTGCTCATCGTAGATTAGGAAGTAGGCAACTGACAATGCTTCTGCATAGCCTTCTGCATAAGTGCGTTCCATAGATACCATAGCGTCACTATAGTCATCTTCTTCTTCCTCTTTGGCAATCTCGCTAAATTCTTTCCAAGCATCGTCAATCATGTCACGAAGCATTTCTTGTGGGGTCATACTTTGGTCTCCTCTATGTGTTTTCTGTCTATAGATAAATTATACGTCATGCAGTATATATTTGTCAAGGCCTGCATGTATCCGTCTAGCCACTCACGTTCATCTGACTGGTCACAACGTTCTAACTTCTTTTCTGCCTCGACCATTTCAACTTTGAGATGTCCGTGCAATAGGTCGATTAATGGGATAGTTACATCTTCTAGAGCCTTCTCTAAATGTTCGGGGATGAAGGGATACTTATCGCTCATTGATAACTCCTAGTATATGTAGTACAGTATCAATCTCTGCTTCTTTAATCTTATAGAAATGATGTCCATTTACATAGTCAATCTTTTCTAGGTCTTGTTGAAGGCTAATCAGGTGGATGTGTAGATATTCTTTGAGTGTGTTTAGGTCCATATATCAATTATAGGGGTTTGTGTTGATTTTTACAACTGTACGGGGTGTGACATTGCTCACATCTGTAATGATAGGGGCATTGCCATCTGATACCCCGATATTAATTATATTAAAAGATCCACAGGGGCAAAGGGGTTGAAAATATTCAGACACATCTTTCAGGGTAGTGATCTCAATAAGAGCATCACAGTCAGTACATAGATAATCATACTTAGTCCAGTTCCACATTAGTCAAAGTACCCTTCTGCCCATAAGCCATCAAAGAAAGACATAGCCTTCTCCAGGCCATCTGTTACCTCAGAGGAGAGTCTACCTGATTTGATAGCATCTTCCATAGCATCTGTCATTACTGCAATATCAGTTTCAGTATAGCCTAACATTCAATTGCCTCCATATATTTAATCATAGTATTAAGTGTTATGTGAATATAGCAATCACAATCATCTGATGTATCTCTGTCATCAAAATGTGCCAAGTTGTCATCATACATATAATCAATTAGTTCTTGTGATGTAATCATTCTGCCTTATCCGTTCTCATTGTTTGGGTCATGTATTAATTATCGCAGAGATTGGGGGAAATGTCAAGTCGTTCGTAAAGATTTTTAAGTTTGACATTTTTTGGGGGATTTGTAATTATCTTCGTAAAGATTTTTTAAGTTGACATTTTTTGAAAGTTGTGACCGCCCCATTTTCCTTGCGATTCCAACGGGACTTGAACCCGTAGCCTCTACCGTGACAGGGTAGCGATCTAACCAATTGATCTATGGAACCTTGCGAGCAGTTTTAATTCTTGCTCAGGAATTTTTTTAGTTATGCAATCTGCAAAACATTTTGCACAACTTTTAGCAAACGATTTTTTTCTGCGTTGATAGCAGGGTCAAATCCTGATGCTGATGCGAGAATGGACTCGTTAGAACCACCACGAGCAGAACGATGCCAGTCAAGGCGTTCAGTAAGTGCATTGAAAGCACCCCACGCATTACCCGCAATCATTCCGTTAAACTCGCCTGTGTAAATGTCGTTGATAACATCTACCTTGTTTTCCCACTTCTTGAAAGCACCCTTAGCATCTGCTTCTGGCTTTGGGTATGCAGCAAGAATGATTTTGTTAAAGTCAATCGCTGTAATTTCTTTTTCAATCATAGCCTTAGCCATAAGGTCAAAAGAGTCCATGTACTTATGAGCCATGCCAAGAGTCTCACGAGCAACGGCAACCTTGCCTGATGCAGTCTGCGTGTGACGAATCTTGAATGATTGCTTAACGCCATTTTTCTTTTTGGTTGTGTTAAGTGCAAGATTGAGAGTGTTAGCACAAACAACACGAACAGGTGTGATGCTTGCTTGAATTGCGATAGAACCATCGTGTGATGTGTTGATGAGCAAATAAGTTTTTACAACATCTGCAACACCGTTAGGGTCAAGAATTGTTTCACGCTCTAATGCTAATGCACCGAACACGACACGTCCACCCTTGATTGAGCCAGCCGTCTCCCAACGTCCACCACCATCGAGAATGTTGTCACCGAATGAAAACAAATCTTCATTCTGCATAACATGATAACGTTCACCTACGACACCAAGAATGTCTGTCTGTGTTGTATCTGTTGGGTTAGTACGCAAAACGTACTGATAGTTTTTGTCACTTGTTAAGTGTGTAGGGGTTTCCAAATCTTCAAGACGAACATTCCAACCATCAAGATTTGCTAGTGATAACATTTCTGATGTTGTTTTTTCTTCTGTGAATACGGTACCCAATCCATGCCAAGCAGGCTCACGGAAAGATGCGAATGATGCTTTTCCGTTTTGCGTTTCTAGTTCATGTGCCATGAGTTTATTTCCTTTTCTGTTGTTGTTAATCTAAGTATACATTGCGGGACTGACAAAGTCAAATCGTATAAGTAATCATGGGGCAATTCGGACATATCGTAACCCTTTTGTGATATTGATCACACGGGGCGGTCCGCATTTAGCAGGGGACAGAGGAGCAGTTTTAAAACATGCTCAGGTTATTATTAGTAGCCCCCTACTAAATATCTATACGGTCAACGCTTGCTGATAACCATGAAATATTCTCATCGTTATAACTTACAGTATCAAAATCAATATCATGAACTGCATTCTGTGCAGACTCTTCATCTCGTGCATTGATTGTCATCGAGTACAGAACTGTTACTTCAACTTCGAATTCTTTTGTTAATTCAAATCCACATATGTCTGCAATTTGTTGTGCAGTGTCTTCTGATATGGTACCGTCATCAGTTGCTTCCAAGGTCCACTCTTGCATTTCATTACGCATACGGGTGCGTTCTGCTGATTCTGTGTATGAACGCTGAGTTACTTTTTGAATGTGGTCTTCAAGTTGAGTAATACGCTCATCCTTTTGGATGATTTGATTCTTAAGAAAATCTTCTGTTGTGTTCATGTCTGTGATTGATGCTGGTATTGCTTGGTCCATTGGGGGGCCTCTTTCTGTTTGTTGGTTAATTCAATTGTACTGGGCACCACTGACATTTGTCAAGGGCCCTTGCGGGGAGCAGTTTTGATACATACTCAGGTAGTTACACTTCTTGCAGTTGGTGTGAACTGGCTCTATAGTATTTCTGTGATCGCCCTAATCAGCCTGGCGAATTGGAGTGGGGCTTTTACACCCCACCCAACTTTGCTTAGAGGTACTGTGCTACTGCGTTGTATGTGGAAGTATTAACTACTTCCTCATCTGTCATCTTGAGCAGACGAATAGCGTTTGAGATTTCTTTCTTTGACTCACGATAAGTGCTGATGTGAATTGTCTCGAAATCTTTTTCAGGCTCTACTGGGAAAGATGCTTCATCTACTACCAAGTCGTAGTCAATGTTAAGTGTCTTGTTCCATGAACGATAGTTAGTACGGAAGTTTTCTGCCTTTAAGATGTTAGCAACTGCGAACTCGCTAACTGCTTTCTGCCATGCCTTGCGAGCAATTTCGTACTGTGCTTCTTTTGCTTCTTGTGATGCGTAGTCTGCTTCTAGTGTAGCAAGTGCTTGCTCTAGTCCTGCGATTACTCGTACTGTGGGGATTTTTACATTTATTGCTTTTGCTCTAGCCATCTGTTTATCTCTTTTCTGTTTGGGTGTTAGTTGGGGGTGTTGAGCCTTTTGTATTCATGCTCAGGAATTAGTAATTAGATTACTTAGCCGTCCAAGTTGTGTAACGAGTTGCCCCATTGACATCTAACTTAACACGAACACTCTGACCATTTGGGTTAGGTGTGATTTCTTGGATAACGCCTGTTACCTTTGACTTCTGTGTTGTGTAGGTATCTCCTACTTTGTATGTTGCTGTTGCTACTGACATTATTTTCTCTTTTCTGTTTAGGGGTTGTTATTTAGTTATACCTAAGTATAACATTTTGGTTGTAAAAATGTCAAATCGAAACCTGACATTTCTCACATTGTGAGATTACTTAGAGGTCTTAACCATAGCCAAACGGCGTGAGCCATTTGACAAGACTAGAGAAACTCTAGTAACCTTATTAGACATTGACTCAAAACCTGCGATACGACCTGTAACGCCTGTCTTGCTTGTTGTGAATAAATCACCGATTTGGTAAGTGTATCCTGATAGTGTCATTTGGGTCTTGCCTTTC